CCTGTGCGCCGCGTCCGTAGACACACCCGCAACGGCAGTCCCTATCACTTGGATCTGTGTCGGGAGTGTTGTTGTTAGCGCCGCGGCGCCGGCCGCAATGCCTGCTAGCTTTACCTTCTCCGGTCCGCTGAAAAACCCGCTAACCGTCGTGGTGGCGTCCGCATGGATCGCGCCGCCTCCGCGGTTGCCATGCTGGACGTCAGTCTTCAATACGCCTACGCGCAAGCCTTGCGGGTTGTCGATTACGATCGATCCGTCCGTCGGATGAACGTTGACCTCCAACGCGCGGCCAGCGTTGACAAACATCAGTCCGAAACCGATCTCTAATCCCGCGGTCCCGTTGACGTGTGTCCAGGACGAACTAGTTACGCCTAACACAAACGGTTCACCCGGGTCGTCCATGGACCACAGTCCGCCACCGGACGGGACGTCCTGGAATGGGTAACCGTACGTGATCACGTATTGGATCCCGGGTCCGATATCGGCGGACCGCGCGAAGTCCTCCGGCCGGATCCATGGTCCGTCCATGATCACCCATGGACCGTTTTCCGCGGCGTCGTCCTGGCCGGTTAGCAGGACGCGCGCGCCAGCGTCCGGATACGGATAGGACGAGGCGGACGGCGCGGACAGTGGCGCGCCCGGGACGCCGAACAACGTTTGATCGTCCAGCGACACGAAGTGACACGGCGGACGATACGTTACGAACGGTCCGCAATGCGCGAACGGTCCTTCCCCCTCGGACTCACCCACTCCGCCACGCCACACGGTTCCGGCGTACGTGTCCCCCTCCGCCACCCACAAAACAGAATGCGTTGTGACGTTGCTCGGAACATACGCCCACACGCCGTTCGCGCCGGTCCCTGGCGTCACCACTTCATACACGCCCACGCCAGGTGACAGGATCCGGTCCCCGGCCGCCAGCGGTCCAACGCCGTCCGCGTATAGCGGCGCGGCGTCCGGGTCCCGATCCTCGTCAACCCACACGGCGCGGCAAGCGCCTTTCCAGTCGTTCGGGTGGGTGTGGTCCGCGGCGCTCGCCTCGTCCGCGGCGCCGGCGCTGGCCGCGCCAGAGTTCGGCAACGGCGCTTCCTCGGACACGACGGCCGCGCTTGCCAGGCGTAGTTTTTCGGCCGGGGATATGAACCCGGCCGCCGTGTCCGTGGCCAGCGCGTGGAGCGCTCCGCCGCCTCGGTTGCCATGCTGTGCGTCTGTCGCCAGCGCCTGGACAGCCACGCCGGCCGGACTCACCACGAGGCCACCGCCTGGCGCTGGCTTGACGCTTAGCGTGTTGGCTGTGAGTAACAACCCGTTGCCGGCAATCACTCCGCCGCCCGGCGTGGACGCCCATTCCGCGGAGTCCGGTCCGGTGGCAACGATCGTGTCTCCGGCGTTCGGCGTGTTGCCTGTGAGGACGACAGGCGGACCCGCGTCCGTAGCGATCTCACTGATAGGTGTACCGGCCAGAATCCTGTCTAGAAAGCTCATTGTGTCACCTCACCCGTTCCGCGCGCCGGGATCCAAGTAGCCTACGCGAACGCCGAACAACGCGTTGTTCGGACCGTCCATTAGTTTTATGTCTATGAAGTACGCGTCCGTCGCGTTGTTGACTGTGTGGAGCGCCGGCAAAAACGACGTCCACGTGTGGACAACTTGTGTTGCAGAAAACGACGCCTGATCGATCGTCCCAAGATCCACCGGGTCCGTAGGCGCGGCCGGGTCCGCCGTCCACGCCGCTTGCGAGTTCATGCGTAACGTGATCGTGTTGGCCGCGGCCATCGCATGCGCGCGCCACGCCGCGCCGAACAAGATCGCTACCGCACCACGAGGCAACCCAAGCACGGGGAACCGAATGGTTGCCGGTCCGCCGCCAGCTGTCAGTCCCCACGTATCGAACAAGTCGTCATAATGTCCGGCCGCGCCGATCAAACGTCCCACGTGCAACGGGATGTTTAGCCACCGGAGCGGCAAGGACGAGGCCGTGTATACAATGTCACTAGTTGCGTTAGGGAAGGTTAGGTTCCCCGTCAGCGCGATGTTAGCGCCGGCCACGTTGCTCGTGATCTCCACGGTCCCGTCGTCCGCGCGGATCCCTCCGTTCGCAGTGATCGCGCCTGTCGCCTTGATCGTGGACTGCGCCACGAGCGCTGACGTTACCTCCACGGTCCCGTCCGGCGCCGTGATCCCTCCGGACACGGACAGCGCGCCAGCAACGCGAACGGACGTCCCGTTCAGCTCCAAGGATCCGTCCGTCGCACTGATCCCGTTGTTCGCGATCACGGCCGCGTTGAACGTGTTCGTCCCGGTGAACACGTTGTTGCCTGCTAACAGCGCAACGTAACTTGTTATGCGTTGCTTCAACCACTGTGAGCGGTTCGCAAACACCTGTGAAAACGCCTCCACGACTAGCGCGGAGTCGTCCATGGTATCCGTCAGCTCCGGAACCGTGACCGTCTCGGACCCGAATACGGGTGTTTCAACTAGTACCTTAGCCATGTGTTGTTAGCCTCCCACCGGGATACGTCCGCCGTCCGCTCCGCTTCCCCACAGTTCCGAGTTTCCCCACAGGCGTCCGCGCGGATAACCCCACAGGCGCGCGCCCGTTGGCATGAGTATGATCTCACCTAGACAGTGCGCCGCGATCCATTCGCGCGGAATGATCTTCAAGTCCTCCGCGTCCGCCATGGTGACGCTGTCCGTGAAGTACAACAACACCCACCGCGCCCACTGCGCAACGTTCCTGGACACGCTGACGTTAGGTGTGATCGTCCCGTCCGGGTCCATGACGAACAACGCGCCGGACCTGTACAACAGGACGATCGGAAACGTGTTCGGTGAGTAGTGATAGAACAACTGTTGCAGCAACGCGTACGGACCTCCGCGGGTCCTGTGATCAATCCACCACCGGATCAGGCGTGACGCGTATGGCTCGTCCCCCTCGGACAACCCACGACGGATCCGGCGTTCCTTGCCGATCGGTCCTAACGACTCCGCGGAGTACAGGTTAGGGAACCGCAACTTCACGCCGGCCACGAGTGCATCCCCGGCCGCGTCCAGCTGGACCGCGATGGAATACAGGATCTGTTGCGCTAGGCCTGTCTGTAGCCACGGCGGCGACAGGCGCCACAACGTGTCCCGGTACGTTAGTATGACCTCGTCAGGCGCTGTGTCTGTCATGAATAGAACGCTTCCGGTGGCGGAACCTGGACGATCTGGGTTGCTGTGATCGCTCCCACCGTGGCCACCTGTTGTTTCGTCAGCGCCTGATCGGTGGGCGGCGCTGTGACTTCAACATGGAAGATCTCCCGGTACGTGGCCGCGATCGCGCTGCGCAACGCGTCAATGAATATGTGACCCGGCAACGCTGGATCGATCACGTTGCCGCCCACCGGTTGCGCCCGGATGAACGCCACGATCGCGTCGTGGATCCTGTCCGTGATCTGTACGACCGTTTGACCTGTCGTGTTGTACATCCAAACGGAATACGTCACGGCAAGCGGAAGTTCCGTTGCGCCATACACGCGCGCTGTGACAGCTTGCGGCGCCGCGTTTTGCAGGACGGCCAGTTGCGCCGCGCCTAGGTCCGTGGCCGGGTCCGTCATGTCACCCGTCACGGCGCCGGTGGCCGTGGCGCAGTAGCAGTCCACGTGTCCGTAACCGTCAACCACGAGCGAGATCCGCGCTATGCCGATGTTAGTTCCGTCCTGTCGGACGGCGTTGCGGAGCGCCACGCTATATGCATCCCATGGTCCCATGGGTGACAAGGCGCCTAGGCGTTCCGTGCAACGCTGGCGGAGTGACGGGTCCCCCTCCACGTCCGCGCCGAACAACGCCACCGGGTTGTCCACGGTGACGCCTAACAGGCTTGTGACTAACTGTGAGATCGCGTGTGCGTCCGCGTTCGAATCAGTCCCCGCTTCCGTAGCCACCACGCCCACCGTCGCGATCGGATGCGCCGGGTCCAGCGTGAAGGCCTCCGTGTTGCGGTACGTGTGGCCGGTGGCCGCGTTGCGGACGATCACGTCCCCGGGATCCAGGTTGTAGATTGCGCCACCCGTCAGCGTGAACACGACGTCCCCGGCCGCGCTGGACGCCGCCCGGCGCTCCACTCCGTACACGTACCACGCCACGAGCGTCAGCCATTCCCCGTCCGAAGTCTCGAGGAACCCGGACCGCGCAATGCTGGCCATCAGGGACGAGTACGCCGCGAACACGGCGCTAACACCCACGATCATGGTCCGCACTACGGACCCGGGTTTCCATGCGGACGTGTTGACGCCTACCGCGGCCAGTACGTCATATATCGAGGCCTGGACCTCCGCGCGTGTAAGCGGGACCGTGAGTTCCGCGATCGTTAGTCTAGCCATGTTTGTTGATACTTTCTCGCAACTGGATCCCGTCCGCCGTCACGAAAAACACGAGCGCAAAGGACTCTCGCGAGTCCTTCAACATGCCGCGCAAGTGGACGCGTAATGCATTCGCGCGCGTAACGTATGTGATCGCCACCGTGGCGGAGGACACACGTTCGTCCTTCAAGGCCTCACTCCGGACCTGTGCTTGCAAGCGTGAGATCTGTTCAAGCGTCACACCTCGATTGCAGTACGCGCGCAAGTCATACCCATACGCCAAGTCGTCAATCACGCCTCCGCGCGGAGTGATCAGGCGGCGGATCACGGCCTCCGCAACGGCGTTAGGCGAGTCCGGCGCCACCTCGTCCAGCGCCGGCGTCAGGTCCACGATACACGACAGGTCCACGCCGTAACCGTTGCGGTCCGGTGGGACGCGGTCCAGTGGCGGACCTAGGAGCGCTAGCTCGTCCGCAATGTGATCTGTTAGTTGTGTCATGGCGCGTCCTCGTCCAGCGGCGCCGGCGCTGTGATGGTAGGCGCAATGAACACAACACTACTTCCGGACGTGATCGTTCCGTCCGCCGTGGCGTCGTTCCATGTGATCACGCCGCTAATCGGGTTCCCTTGGAAGGTTCCGTTCAAGGTCCCCGGAGGCAACGTCACCTTGACCGTGTCCCCTTTGCGCGCGGCCGGGGACCCGGAGTCACCACCTAACGTCAGGGACACGGGTGTGTAACCGTCCGCGCCGTAATGCG